CACCGCTTGGTTTACATCTTCTAAATCATCAAGAGATTTTTCAATTCTTTTTAATTTTTCCGAAGTAATAACATCAGCAGAACCTTTTTCTTTGATTTGCTTTAGTTCTTCTTGGTGAGTATGTTTAAACTCCTCAAACGCTTTACCTAGACCCTCAACAGCAGACTTAACTTCATTATTGTCTAATGTAGCCATGATATATCCTCCTAGATATTTGTTTGTTTGTTTGATAAAATGTTAGCAACCTTATAAATAAGATCAGCTAACTGTTTAGTATCATCATCCCGATGATTTAAAGCATCCATAAGAGCTTTAGCTCCAACTTTTGCTTCTGTTCGTGAAAGACCTCCAGCATCACGCAGGATTGTTTCCCACTCACGAATACTTTTCTCTCCTTTGACTGATTGAACCATCGCTCTTTCATTCATAGGGAAAGTTACTAATGATATTTCTAAAAGTTGAACTTCTTTTAAAGTTCTTGTTCTTTTAGATTCATTGTAAATTTGTTTTTCAGGATTAGCACGAAAACCAATTGACATGCCATCAATAGCTCCCATTTTCATTAACTCATAAGTTTCTCTACCTTTTTGAGTTCCTAATGCTAATTTACCTCTTACAAATAAACCTTTAGAATCTTCAAACACTTCTGTAAAAATTCCAATTGGTTCATCTGTTTTATGTTGTGATAAAAGTTTTACTTTGTTTGCTGGTCGTTCAGCTAAACTTTTTGTAAATGCTCCTTTGGCAACTATATCATTACCATTATCTACATTACCAAATGTAGAAGCATAACCTGAAAATACACCTTCTTCTTCTGCTTTTATTTCTGCAAGAAAACTTTGTTTTTCAGTTTCATGATTACCACATGTGCCATCACAACAATCTTTATCTTCTTCTAATTCTTTTTTCTTGGGTTTCTTTTTATCATCATCATCTTCATCATGATAAGGTTTACCCTCATTTGGTTTGTTTGCTAAAGCATTCATATAATCATCATGTGTTTTACATGGCATAAATATTGTTTTGCCATTTCTATCGTGTGAATGAACACCAGTACATCCAATCTCTTTGGCTCTTGCACCTGCTTCACCTGGATTGTCATATTCATCTTTACCTACTTGGTCTTTCATTCTTTTTGGTTTTTTATGATATTTTTCTTCTTCTAATAACATTTTGTTGTCCTCCTTATTTCTATTATCATACAAGCTATTACAGACTGCAAATCTTTGTCCTCTGTTTGGATAATCATCAACAGATGTTGAATCACCCATACACCTCTCAATAAAATCGTTTCTTTTTTCTTTATCTTTTGGTTTGACTAAAGGCATTAATCTTTCCAAATTTTATTTAATAAAGATTTAGCTATCATCTTTATCTTATTATGAAAGAAAATACAACCTACATAACCTATTATTATTCCAATTATTAGTTCCATGTTATCCTCCTGTCATGTAGTCAGGTGTAGTATAAACAACAACACACCGACAATTAATTGTTTCTTCAGGACCACCAGCAGGATCTCCAGGATATTTTAAAAGTGAACCACCCACTTCAAATTTTCCATTTATGTCTACTTGTTGTCCATCTGCAAAAGCATGTGTAATTCTTGTTCTTTCATCTTGAACACTTACCCATTCTTTTGTAGTACCTGCAATGTTCATTTGAACAGCTGTTTGTTCATTTGCCCATGATGCAGTTCTATGTACTTCTGTTCTAGCAATTAAACTTGCTCTCCATAAACCCATACCAACTAATGTATTACGAAGTTTATTGCTTGTTTCAGGTAAAGTTAAATTATTATTTACTGAAAACAAAATATCATTTTGTATAGCTTCTCTTGTTGTTTCATTTATTTCTGTAACAAGTGTAGCAACATTACCATTTATGTATTGTGCTAAAGCTATTTCAAATTCTGTATCAAAATCTTTTACGTTTTGTGTTCTGTTAAGAGCAATATTTTTAAACTCTCTTGCAATAACATTATATTGTATTCTAAAAATATTACTTAACCTACTAAAGCTATTATCTAAATTATTTAAGAATGCAACATCACTACCTGTTTCATAAGCTATTACAGTTTTTTCTGCAATGTCATTAAAATAATTTTTTAATGTTCTTTGTAAATTTTTTTCAAATGGTATTCTTAATCTATTTTGTCGTTCCCATTCTTGTATTTTTACTTTGCTTCCAAATCTTTGTATTTGTTTTTGTGATAGCATTAGTGTAAAGTTCTATTTCTATCAGGGTTATGTTCAAAACTTACACCATTCTGTAAAACTAAAGCTGTTGCTAAATCACAAGCATCTTCTTCCTGTGGTACAGAACCTAATCTAATAACCACATCCCAACCATCATGCTCTTTATTTTTTTCTACGTTAAGTGTAGTTCTTATAACTTTAATACCTTTCATAATAAATCCTATGTTGCAAGTGGGTGTCCACTTGGTAATAAATCTCTATCAAATTGTCCTGATCTAAATCTACCTGTTCTTACTGCAAATAAAAACGCATTTACTCTTGCGTATGCCCATTGTTCTTCTGATCTTACATTTGGTCTTACAGAAGCAGGATTAGTTCTATATGCACCTATTCCTCTTCTAAATACAGCTCCAAGCATTCTTAAGGTAACTCTTTTACCTTTTTTATCTCCATGCTTTTCATTGTGATCTTTTACTTTCTTTTTAAGACCCTCTCTTACTGCTGCAGTTAATTGTTTTTCTTCAAAGTTTTCATCAGTTAGTTCTGATGCTTCTTCTAAAAATTTATTTCTTTCTCTATCTAATTGATCAACTTTTTTATTTGACCATGTTTGTCCAGCATCACCACCCCATAATGCCCAAGCTATTCTACCTGCTGATGGATAACCACTTTCTCCTGGTCTAAAACCCTCTGCTCTTTTATCAACTTCATGTCTAGCAAAAAATGATTTCATTCTACGTACAGTAGATGGTGATAATCTATCTTTTCTTACAATTTGATTTGCTCTTGCAACACCAACCATAGTACCACCACGACCATGTTCTTTTCTCCACTCTAAACCTTTTTTAGCTTCTGTAACCATACCATCTGTTGGTACTGTATCTATATCTCTTTCAGCTTTTACAATTTCATCTAATTCACTATCAAGATTCATTATATCTAAAATAGCATCATCTTCTCTTGTATCTTCTTGTGGTGGTGTTTCATCTTTTGGTGTTTCTTCATTTGCACTTGTTAAAGGCATTAAAGTTGCAGAAACTAATAATTCATCTGCACCATCCATTGTATCATAACCTAATTGTTCTCTAGCTTCATTACGAGTTAAAATACCATTTTGTACACCACTTGTTACAGATTCAAATACTCTACGTCTTTGTTCTGCCATAGCTGGTATTGAATCAATATCGTAATGTAATTTTAAATCATCACCAAATTGAGGTGTAAGCCACTCATTCATATCAGATTGTATTCTATCCATTAAAGGTAAAACAGTTTCTGTATAAAGAGCAAGTCTTGCTTCTGCAAGGTTACTATAAGTTTGTGAATCAGGTACACCAACTAATTGACTTGGTACACCATAAACTAAAGCTATATCTCTTGCACTAAAGTTTTTAAGAGAAGTAAAGTCCATATCTTTTGGACTCATACCCATTGACTTCCAATCAAAATCACCCTCCAACAACATAGGTCTACCTGCATTGTTTGGTCCTTGAAATCTTTGGTTAAGATCATTTAAAATTTGGCTTCTTTGTGAATCAGTTAATTGTACATCACCACCAGTTTCATCTTTTGGTTTAAATACTACAGCACCACTTGGTCTTGCACCATTTTGTAAAAGAGCAACATTATGTTTGTTTGACAAGTTATGTTGATCTATATCCATACTTGCAGCCATAATTGGCGATAAGCCATAATAGTCATCTAAAGGATTAAATAGCTTAATGTGTTTTATTTTTGATTGCCCTGTTTTTCTATCTACTTGATAAGTTTCAACTACCTTACCACCTAACATATAATTGTAAGCTGTAGGTAAGTTGCCTTTACTTGCAGGGGCTATTCTAATTCTGTCAGGTCTTAAAGGATATAACTCTTGTGGTTCTCCTGTTTCAGGACCATTTTGTAAAACGTAACTATTTCCACTAATTAATAAATAAGCATAGACTGCTTGAAAAAATTCTACTTGACCATAATTTGGACTTGGGTTGTTTAATAAATCTAAAAGGGGGTGACTATCTATTTCTTGACTACCTCTAAATAAATTTATTTTTACTCTACTTGCTGCGTTTGCAATTTCATTTACACATCTATAAGCTACTGCATTTTGCATATAGCCTTCTTGAGCTAACTGGTCGTATCTATCTTTTGGGTAGACGTTATAACTTAATTTGTCGTAAAAAGTTATATTACCTGACCCATTTTGTTTTCGAGGACTGTTAGTCGCGAAAAATTTTTTTACGTTATCAAATATTGCCATCTTAACTTATTCTCCATAAAGGTTTTTGACTTCTGTTTAAACTATTATACAATGTACTTAATACATCAACTTGGTCATCATGTACATCATTAACTCC